CTCGTGCCCGTAAAATCTTCCTAGAATCCGAGTTGGTCACTGGGAAAACAGTGGCCTACCATTCACATGGTGGGGCTGCTTTGGACCGTTCGGAGGCCTCGGCATATGCTGATTGGTTGGCTGGCCAGATAGGACTGCCAGCATATTACGTACAAATGTCAAAGACCGATCAGCTAGTGGGTAGACAAGGATCACGCAAGTGGTATTGGGCGAAGGATTTAACGTGTGAGCGTCGTGAGTACGCTCCACCGGATCGCCACCTTGCGGTGATAGTCGATGTGGATCAGTACATGGATATGCCCGAGTATTTGGCGGGCAGAACGTGTCCTGTGTTGTTGTATACATTTCAGCCTCATGTGGCTGCGAGGGAATCAAAAGATTATTCCTTTACGTTCGACAGGAATAGCAGGGTCGTCTATACGGTCAATGGTGGGGGGTTTTACACCCACCATGTTTGGGCGTATAGTTCTGACCATTTGGTTGCCACTGCATACCGTTGTGGTTTGCCGTGGCGTACGACTGCTTATCTTGTTGATCGCAAAGTTACTTCTTTAGATCGTGAGATCATATTTTTGAATCCTATTGCCACATGGACCAAATGTGCCCCCAAGTTTTCTGCGACTGGAATATATTCGCGTGATCTGCAACGCTTACGTGTTGTGGACGGGGACTACATTAGGCTGATGACCATCCACAATGGGGTCACGATATCGACAGCACAGGTGGGCAGCTATGCCGTGGCGACATTGCCCGCGGCAAAAGATAAAGCTCTTGAGAATTTGGCTGCTCAATCAAAATACCCATTGACATTGGCGCAAGTAGAGAATTATTATGAGAATGATCGCGCCGGTTCTACCGTGTTATGGGGATATCATCGGGTTAAGAGGGGTTTTGTCCCTCCTGTTATCTGCCCGGCAGAGAATGCTGTTAGGCGATATCAGTTTAAACCATCAGAGTATGATCCTGAGGCAAAGCCTGGTATGACTGCGTTTATGTCACCATTGCTAAATGAAGCCTGGGTACCCGATGTCACCAAAGGCAACGAAGCCCAAGCCATCCAAGGTAGGGTGGTTAGCGTCAGACCAAAGGAATTGGTCAAAACGCCTATGTTAGTTCGCACTATGGATGAATTTGCTAAGTATTTCATTCCTGTGCAAGGTCTTGCCCGTCCTGTTGATTTTGAGGAAGTGTATGAGCGTCAGTCCAAGCCTACTCAACGCAGGATTCTTGATCAGTCGATGGGGTCCAAAGCCATCCGGGAGATCAAGGGGTTCTTAAAGCGGGAACCATATCAAGGGGTTAAAGACCCGCGCATTATTGCG